GAGGATGTAGCTAAGAACGCAGGGGCAGCTAAGAAGAGACTAGACGAATCAGCCATCTCAATCGTTAAGGTCATGGAGAACGGTGATTGGTGGGTTAAGGACATCATCCACGGTCGGTGGGACATCAGGGAGACTGCCGCCAAGATTCTCCTAGCTGTGAAGGAACACCAACCCATCGCTGTAGGTATCGAGAGAGGGGCATTGAAGAATGCAGTATCTCCGTACCTAGAGGACTTGATGCGTAAGAACAACGTGTACTGTCATATCTCGGACTTGACACACGGTAACAAGAAGAAGACGGACAGGGTTGTCTGGGCTTTACAGGGTAGGTTTGAGCACGGTCGCATATCGCTCAATAAAGATAAGAAGTGGAAGACATTCGAGGATCAGTACATGATGTTTCCTACAACTGGGGTGCATGATGACTTGATGGACTCTTTGTCCTACATTGACCAATTAGCTATTACTTCGTACAATACAGACTACGAAGATGATGATTACGAAGTTTTAGACGTTACAGCAGGATACTAATGAAAACTTGCCCAATTGCTACCCACGATACTGAAGTAAACCTGAAGAACAGGAACAACGCTTTCAAGGAGTACGGCTACGGCCCTGCTAACCCAGAGCTTAGCAACGGTGCTTTCTGGAACGAAAAGGCTGATGAGTGGCAGACCGACATCAAGCAAGCCAAGACTATGCGCTGCGGTAACTGCTCAGCCTTCATCCAGACCCCTGAGATGATGGAATGTATCCGCATGGGTATCGATGAGGACAAGGAAGGCTACGCTCAAGATGTAGTAGATAGCGCTAAGCTGGGCTACTGTGAGCTGTTTGACTTTAAGTGTGCAGCTGATCGCACCTGCTCTGCTTGGCTCGTAGGCGGCCCTATCACAAGCTCCAAGAAACTGGAAGCTGAAGACGATCCATTCAGTGACTCCACAAAAGACTAAGAAGGAAGAACATGAAAGACATTAATAGCTCACCTGAGTTTGACGAACCATCTGAAGCAGACAAGGAGCTAGTAGCCTTCGTTACTGATCACTGTGACCGTTGGCGCGATTACCGTGATGGTAACTTCATGGAGGCTTGGGAAGAGTACGAGCGTATCTTCCGTGGTCAGTGGGCTATGGAAGACAAGACCCGTGAGTCAGAGCGCTCACGTATCATCTCCCCTGCAACTCAGCAGGCAGTTGAGACTCGTCACGCTGAGATCATGGAAGCTATCTTCGGTCAAGGCGAATACTTTGATATTGAAGATGACATCCAAGACGTCAACGGTAACAACATTGACGTAGAGATGATCAAAAACCAGTTAAACGAGGATTTTAACAAGGATAAGATTCGCAAGGCTATCGACCAGATCGAATTGATGGCTGAAATCTACGGTACAGGCATCGGTGAGATCATCGTAAAGATGGAGAAAGAGTACGTACCAGCTACTCAACCTATCCCCGGTATCTCAGGTCAAGCTGCTATCGGCGTGGAAGAGAAGGATCGTGTATCCGTCAAGTTGAAGCCCGTCAACCCTAAGAACTTCCTGATCGACCCTAACTCTGAGTCCATCGAAGACGCTCTAGGTGTAGCCATCGAAAAGTACGTATCTATCCACAAGATCGTGGAAGGCATCGAGCGCGGTGTCTACAAGAAAGTTGACATTGGCTCCTCCTACGATGATGACTCTCTAGAGGCTACTCAGGAACTCACTAACTTCCAAGACAACAAAGTCAAACTAATGACTTACTACGGCTTGGTTCCTAAGGAGTACTTAGACGGCGTAGATGAGGAAGAGTACGAAGAGTTGTTCCCTGAAGGCTCAGAGGCTGATGACTACTCCAACCTCGTTGAAGCCATCATCGTTATCGCTAACGACTCTCTGCTCTTGAAAGCTGAAGCCAACCCGTACATGATGAAAGATCGTCCTGTGATGGCTTATCAGGATGATACCGTCCCCGGTCGCTTCCACGGTCGTGGCACTGTTGAGAAGGCCTACAACATGCAGAAGGCCATCGATGGTCAGCTACGTGCTCACATGGACTCCTTGGCCCTTACAACGGCTCCTATGATCGCTATGGATGCTACACGCCTCCCACGTGGCGCTAAGTTCGAGATCAAGCCCGGCAAGGCTATCCTGACCAACGGCGCTCCTAGTGAGATTCTCTACCCATTCAAGTTCGGTACTACTGACGGTACAGCTACTGCTTCAGCTCAGAACTTCGAGCGTATGCTCCTTCAAGCTACAGGCACTATCGACTCAGCTGGTCAACCATCGCAGGCTCCTCGTGACGCTGGTGGTAACGGCATGTCTATGGTTATGGCTGGCATCATCAAGAAGTACAAGCGTACCTTGTCTAACTTCCAAGAGGACTTCCTGATCCCGTTCATCAAGAAGGCTGCTTTCCGTTACATGCAGTTCGATCCTGAGCGTTATCCCTCAGTTGACATGAACTTTACGCCTACAGCTACCTTGGGCATCATGGCTCGTGAGTACGAACAGCAACAGTTTATTGGTTTGCTCCAGACTCTTGGCCCACAGACCCCTGTCTTGCCTCTGATTCTCAAAGGTATCTTGGGTAACAGTTCTCTTTCCAACAAGAATGCTCTTATGGCTGAGCTGGATAAGATGTCTCAACCTAATCCTGAGGCACAGCAGACTCAAATGATGCAACAACAGCTCCAGTTGCAGACTCTGCAAGCTCAATTGGCTGTATTGCAGACTAAAGCAGAACTCCAAGCTGCTGATGCACAGAAAACTATGATCGAAGCTCAGATAATTCCTGAGGAACAGCGAGTTAAGGCCATCCAAGCAGCAGCTACTAACCTAGATGACGGCGATGACTTCGCTAAACGCTTGAAATTGGCTGATACAATGCTCAAAGAGAAGCAAATTAACCTCAAAGCAGAGGATATTGCATCAAATGAACGCATTGCTACCATGCAAATGCAAAATAAGATGTACAAAATGTAGAAAACTGTACGATTTTGTAGAAATCTATTGACAAAGTAGTAATATTAGTGTAAAGTTCACTTTTATTACTACTTATAGGTTCTCCTTTTGGATAAAGAGCTAAAACCGTGTCCTGTTTGCAAGACAACAGACCATCCTAAATCTACTAACAAAGGCCATTTATGTAGGCCTTGTGCTAAGGATAGGACGGAGCGTTGGATTGAAGCCAACCCTGAGAGATTCTTCTTTAATCAGATGAAATCTAAATATGGGATTGAAAAAGAGCAGTACTTGGGCAAGCTTACTAGACAAGGGGGCCGTTGCAAGATTTGTTTGGAGGTTGAGGCTGACGTAGATAAACGTACTGGGAAAGTGAAAGGTTTAGCAGTAGACCATAACCACGATACCGGGCAAATACGAGACTTACTATGTAGGCGATGTAATACAGCTTTAGGACTTCTTAAAGAAGACCCAAAACGTATTCAAAACATGCTCAACTATTTGGATGAACACAATGGCAATTGACCACGAGCTACAAAATTACTACGAAGACGCATTTTCCATGATGGCTACGCCCGGATGGAAGGCGCTTATGGAAGACGTTAAGAGGATTAAGGACAATTTCAGTGACATCACTTCGGTAACTGACGCACATCAACTGTATTTCCGTCAAGGCCAAGTGGACAACTTAAATTGGATTTTAGGGCTGAAAGGCCTGTATGAGCAAGCATACGAAGAACTAACTTCTGAGGAGCAATAACTATGTCTCGCAGAATCTATGAATTCAGGTGTGAACAGTCTCATATAACCGACAAGTACGTGGAAGAAGGAACTCAGACTGTCACTTGTGACACCTGTGGACTAGAGGCCAAACGTATTATGTCAATGCCTATGATGAAACTAGAGGGGTGTACTGGCGATTATCCCACAGCTAGTGACGCATGGGTACGCAAACGGGCTGAGAAGCTACGTAGCGAACAGAAGCAGGGTTCATAAGCCTATATCAGGCCGATCCCATTATTAAGTAATCCTAGAACCGTTTAACGGCAGGAATAGAGGTAAGTATGGCATTAGTTGATAGTTTTGACGACGAGACTCCTAGTGAGTTGGATATCGAGGAAAGTAATCAAGCTGCAAAGCAAGATTCACTAAGTAGCTCACAGACTGAAGATACTCCGAGAGTACCCTCTAAATATCAGGGGAAAACACTTGAGGATATTGTGAATATGCACCAAGAGGCTGAAAAGCTAATTGGGCGGCAGGCACAAGAAGTAGGTGAAGTACGCAAACTCGCTGACCAGCTCATCAAGAATAACCTTGCTCAACAGACACAGCTTCCTCAAGCAAAAGCACAACAACAAGAAGAAGTTGACTTCTTTGAAGACCCTCAAAAGGCGATTCAACGCGCAGTAGAGAGCCACCCTGATGTACAAGCTGCTAAAGCGACATCAATGCAATTCAGAGCAATGCAGACACAACAACAATTGGCTGCTAAACACCCTGACTTCGCTGATGTAGTACGTGATGGTGAGTTTCAGGAGTGGGTAAAAGCTTCTCCTATTCGTTTGAACATGTTTGCCTTGGCAGACAGCACATACGATTTTCATTCTGCCGATGAACTCCTTAGCACTTTTAAGCAAATTAGAAGTGTCAAGGCACAACAGTCACAGGACGCAGGTCAAAAGGTTCTCAATAAGAACTTACGGGCTGCTTCAGTAGACGTTGGAGGCACTGGAGAGAGTAGTCAAAAGGTCTATCGCCGTACAGATATCATGAAACTCATGACGTCTGATCCTGATCGCTATGAGGCGCTGCAACCTGAGATTATGGCTGCTTACGCTTCAGGGCGTGTCCGTTAATCATTTCAATCAATTGTAATATCTAGGAGATTTAATCATGGGTTTAGGAACCGCACACGTCACGACGACGACCGCAGACAAGTTTATTCCTGAAGTATGGAGCGACGAAATCGTTGCAACGTACAAGAAGAGCTTGGTTGCTGCTAACCTCATCAAAAAGATGAGCTTCAAAGGCAAGAAGGGTGACACAGTTCACATTCCAGTGCCTACACGTGGTAACGCTTCTGTTAAGTCAGCATCGACTCAAGTCACATTGATCGCAGCTACTGAGACAGATATTGTTATCTCTATCAACAAGCATTATGAGTATAGCCGCCTGATCGAAGATATCGTCGAAGCACAAGCTTTGTCGAGCCTGCGTCAGTTCTACACTGGCGATGCTGGCTACGCTTTGGCTCGTCAAGTGGACACTTCTGTGATCCAGTTGGGTCGCTTGGCTAACGGTGCTACCTCTGGTACTGATGACTACGCTACATCAAACACAACTACTAAGGCCTTTATCGGCTCTAACGGTACTACTGCTTATAACAGTACATCGTCTAACGCTGCTGCTTTGACTGATGCTGCTATCCGTCGCACTATGCAACGCTTGGATGACAACGATGTTCCTATGGACGGTCGTTTCTTCATCATTCCTCCTTCAAGCCGTAACACTCTGATGGGTTTGCAACGCTACACTGAACAAGCCTTCGTTGGTGAGTCCGGTTCCGCTAACACCATCCGTAACGGTGAAGTTGGTAATTTGTACGGCACTGCTGTGTTCGTGACCTCTAACGCTGACTTCGGTGCTGGTAACTCCGGTGCTGACCGTATCTGCTTGTTGGCTCACAAAGACGCATTCGTGTTGGTCGAGCAAGTTGGCGTCCGTTCACAGACTCAGTACAAACAAGAATACCTCGGTACTCTGTTTACTGCTGACACCCTGTACGGCGTTGGCGAGTTGCGTGACTACGCTGCTGTTGCTTTGGCTGTACCTGCCTAATAGTAGCTAATCTGAAGAGAATCCTCACAAGGGGTTCTCTTTGGTTTAACCACTCACCGGATAATCACCATGATTGCTACTTTCCGATGCCTCGCAAGTGGCAACCTAGTTACATTTACAGCACAAGTCGATATTGATTCAATGAAAGGCCATGACGGATATGTACAACAAGACACCAACCAAGAAGCCAACCAAGAAGACGAAGCGTCCCCCAGCAAAGAAGTATTGAGCAAGAAGTCTACTGCTAAGAAGACCTCTAATACTTCCACTGAGGAGTAAATATGGCAACAAACGAACAAGTTGCAGCGTGGTTAAAATCCAATCCAACTGCTTCGGATGCTCAGATTGCTTCTCTTGCTAAGGAAGCCGGTGTTTCCGCTGCTCAATTAGCTGCTGTTACTGGTTTGACAGAGGCTGATGTTACTCAGCGTTTAGCTGCTGCTCCTGCTTATGTTGCTCCCCCGACCCAAGTAGCTGCCCCCACAGGAGGCGGTCTCTTGACTTCACCAGTGGCTGCTCCGGCGGCTAGTGCGCCTACAGGCCCATCATATAAAGATTATACTGGCAGCTCCGATTACTTAGGTAAGATAATTGACCAAGTAAATTCAGGTGACGCTAAAGTCATTACATCTAGGAATGTACCGGGCTATATTTCGTATGGTGAAACAGATGAGAATATCCCTATGTTTCGCCCTTTTTCTTCTGAAGAAGAAGGTGGTGGCACGGGAAGGCCTGCAACGAAAGAGGAGCTGGCCCAAGCTAAATACAATGAAAATAGAGAGCGTTTTGAGTTAACCGCACCTGTAACTGTTAGCCCTTACATTGATTTAAGCAAAAATCCTATTAACGGATTAGATAAATGGCCTGTCTCAGCAGCAGGTAACGGCGCTTACAAGTTAAGCTCAATGAATAACTCTGAAACGGGTTATGCTAACGTCTTATTCCAACCTGACGCATCAGGCAAAGCAAAGATAACAGAAGCCAATCCCGTATCTTTTGAAAAATATGACAAGGGTAACTTCTTTAGCAACCTTGCAGGCGCAGTCGGGGATTTTGCTAGCAGTGACGCTGCAAAGTTACTTGCTGCTGGCGCTGGAGCTATGTATTTTGGCCCCGGTCTTTTAAGCGGTGCTGAGACTGCTGCTGCTGCTGGAGGAGCTGGCGCTGGAGGAGCTGGAGGGGCTGGCGGTCTTACTGCGCTTGATGCCATGGGTGCAAACATGGTTACTGGAGCGCTACCGGGCGCTGGTGCTCTTGGTGCTATTCCTACTGCTCTGGATGTCACAGGAGCCAATATGGTTACTGGGCAAATGGCTGGAGTAGCTCCCACTGTTGCTGGTGGTGTTGCGGCTGCCACTCCTTCGTTATTTGATACAGCTAAAACAGCTCTGACATCATTAACCCCCTCTCAGATTTCAACAATAGCTAAAACAGGTCTCGCTTTAGCTGGTACTGCTGGAGCAGTTAATGCACTACCTAATACAGGTGGTGGTTTGCTGACCCCTACAGCTACAGACCGATCAGGCGTCTCATCGGGTACAGCTAATTACTCTCCTGAATACTACGCAGCTCTCCAAGCCAGCTACAACAAATTGATGCCAGCTACAGCACCTCAACAGCCACGTGATGTGACAACTGACTTGAAGAAATGGTACGAATCTAAATACGCTCCGTCCACAATGACGAATAAGGTAATCTAAATATATGCCATCTACAATCATCACAAAGAATAGCTCAACAGCTGCCGCAGTTCCTAGCGCAGGAAGTCTGACACAGGGTGAGTTAGCTATTAACGTAGCGGACAAGAAGATTTTCACTAAAGACAGCACAGGTACTGTTGTCAAGGTTGTAGGTCAGCTAGGTAACCAAGAACCTTCAGCGGTAGCCATCACAGGTGGTACAGTCGCTGGTGTAGCTCAGACAACAGGCACTATCAACAATACCCCCATCGGTGGTACTACAGCTGCTGCCATCACAGGCACTACGATTACAGCCAACACAGGCTTTTCTGGTGCTCTCACAGGCGCTGTGACAGGTAACGTAACTGGTAACGTCACTGGTAACGTAACCGGTAACGTAACTGGTAACCTCACAGGTAACGTCACAGCCTCCACTGGTTCGTCTACGTTCAACAACGTGACCATCAACGGCACTTTGGACATGGATGCTGCTTCAGCGGCTACCATCACTAACCTGCCTACACCTACTAACTCGGGTGATGCAGCTAACAAGTCATACGTTGATACACAAGTCTCTAACTTAGTCGCCTCAGCTCCTGCTGCTTTGAATACCTTGAATGAGCTTGCAGCTGCTCTAGGTAACGATGCCTCCTTCTCCACCACTGTAACTAACTCTATTGCAGCTAAGCTGCCCTTGGCTGGCGGCACAATGAGTGGTGCTATCGCAATGGGTACGTCTAAGATCACTGGCTTGGGTACTCCTACAGCTAGTACTGATGCAGCTACCAAAGGGTACGTAGATACCTCAGCTGCTGGTGGCTTGCCTCTCTCAGGCGGCACTATGACAGGTAACATTGTCATGGGAGCTAACAAGGTAACGTCTACAGCTACTCCTACCACCAATGATGACCTCACACGTAAGGCTTACGTTGACTCCATTCTAGGTTCAGCCACTGCTGCTTCCACAAGTGCTGCCGCTGCTGCTACATCGGAGACTAACGCCTCTAACTCAGCCTCAGCAGCTTCTACAAGCGCCTCTAATGCCTCAGCCAGTGCCTCCGCAGCTGCTGCCTCCTACGACTCCTTTGATGACCGCTACCTTGGCCCTAAGTCCTCTGCTCCTACTGTCGATAATGACGGTAATACCTTGCTTACAGGCGCTATCTATTGGAACTCCACATCTAGCAATCTCTGGGTGTGGACAGGCTCTGTATGGTCTCAAGCTACTCTCACAGCAGGCTCATTCGCTACTCTCGCTGGTACTGAAACACTCACAAACAAGACTATCGCTTACGGTAGCAACACTCTCACAGGTGTAGCAGGTACTGGGGTAGCTAATACATTCACAGGCACACAGACCTTCTCAGGCACATCGTCAACCCAAGCCATTGTCCTGAACGATGCAGCAGAAGTCGCTACGGTATCTGCTACGGCAGCTACTGGCACGATCAACTACGACATTACAACGCAGTCTGTCTTGTACTACACAAGCAACGCAAGTGCTAACTGGACGGTTAACTTCCGTGGCTCTAGCGGTACTTCTTTAAATACTTTGATGAGTACAGGCCAATCCATGACCGTGGCTTTCTTGGTTACACAAGGCTCTACTGCTTACTACAACAACGTTGTTCAGGTTGATGGCACTACTACTGGCGTGACTACTCGCTGGTTGGGTGGCGCTCCTACTGCTGGTAACGCTAGTGGCATCGACAGCTACCGCTACTTGA